GTGCTCAGAAAATACGAACTTCCCGCGTGAAGTGGCAGAAATGGCTCTTGCACATACCATTGAATCAAAAGTTGAAGCTGCTTACCGGCGTGGGGATCTTTTCCAGAAAAGGCGGCGGCTTCTGGAAGCATGGGCGGGCTTCTGCAATGCGGTTCGATCAAATAAAAGGGCAACGGTAACACCAATTCAAATGGCAGGGTAAATGGATAAAGACGAAATAACAGTTGGGCGACGGTTCTCTAAACAAAGCATAGAAAAAAAAGAGCTCAATAGGATTAAGGCCGGATTCCCTAGAGGGGTAGATCCGGAGGAATACATAGCCCACCTAACAAATACGCTTAAAAACGAGGATCAGTCATTTTCTAATTATTTAAAATCCACAAAAGACTTTTTCATTGCAACTTTAAAAGAAAAGAATCTTCCAGCCGACCCTTACTGGTACCCAATTGGTGGCCCCTTGGGTGTAAAACAAAAATGGCAGCCGATATCACTAAGGCTTGAACGGCAAGACAAAGAAGATAAAGAAATCACAACTAATGGCATGGGGTTACATGATTATCTACTTCATTTAGGTTGCGAGTATGACAGCCTGGAGCACATTACAGGATATGGAATTTTTTTGATTGAAATGATAGAAATCACAATAGATTCTGATAAAGACATGGCAATTGAATTCGCTTTTGGTCTTGGAAAAATCGTTACACTATTGAATGTCTACACAAAATTAACAATTGACAGTATTAGAGGCGGTAAAAACAAAACCAACCCTTGGCCCCCCTTGAGCCAACATTTGCTTGAACGGTACCCAAACCAATCTCAACAACAAATTTGGAGAAAGATCCCTACGAGTAGCAGGATTGAAATTGGAAAAGCTGATTACATTTATGTCTCCTATTTTTTTTACTGCCGCGAACAAGAGGAAGACGAGAAAGAAAGGTTGCTCGCTTTCTCCGATAAAACCGGCCAACAAGTGGGGCGTATAACCTTCGAATCCTTCCGCACGCGTTATCTTTCCAAACACTCAAAATAATAAAAATTATAGCCTTCTAAAAAAGCTGTGACACAACCCCCTTAAGTCACACGTCCGTCTGTTATTTATTAAATATAAAAAACACCAAAAGGAACAGACGACATGACTACACGACACGACAACACAGATCCAGGCATTATTTATGCTTCCGACCGACAGCTTGCAAAGCGCTATGGAGTCCATAGGACTGCTATATGGCGATGGGTACGCAATAGAGATTTCCCGGAGCCGCTTAGACTGTCCCCAGGATGCACCCGCTGGTCAATGGCTGATGTTTTGAAGCATGAAGCATTGCGGCGCGGGGCGTAGGGTGTAATCATGGCAGCAAAGTGCACACCCACAGAAGCCCCTTTCAAAAAAATCCATCAACTCAATGAGGCCCTGGGGACTATTGCACGGCACCATCAAGCAATCCGTGACGCTAACCGGCACATGCACAAGCACCCGGACCTTTATTCAGAAATTTTGTGTTTACTGCAAGGCAGATTGATTGAGTTATACAGGGGCAAAAAATCATGACCACCGATAGCGGTTGGATCAGTTTGCATCGGCAATTGCTGGATTCCAGAGTTTTTAAAAATGAAGGGCTCTTAAAAATTTGGATATGGTGCCTGCTACGGGCGCGGCATTCACCCGGTTGGGTGACTATAGAAGTGGGTAAATCAACCACTGAAATCTGGTTGGAATCGGGACAGTTTATTTTTGGCCGGCATAGTGCATCCCGGCAATTGCGCATGAATCCTGAAACTGTGCGAAAACGAATGGCAAAATTAAAAAACCTTGGAAATTTGACCATCCAAAGTACCAGCCATTGTTCAATAATAACAATTATAAATTGGCACACTTATCAAGACGTAAAAGAAAAAAGTACCAGCGAAAGTACCAACCGAGTACCAACCGAGTACCAGCCGAGTACCACAAACAATAATGATAACAATGACAATAATACCCCCCCTAATTTTTTTGAATTGAAAAAAAGATATTCAGACCCTTCTTTGATTGAAAAATGTTTTGCCGCTATCGCTACCACAAGAAAGTCCGGCAAGGTGGCCGATTCTGTTTTATTGGCACAGCTTCAGAAATGGCAGCGATACCCGACTAAACAAGTCGAGACAGGAATCAAGACTTACCTGGAAAAAGATTGTGCCGGCCAGGGAAAGGCTGAAAGCTATCTGATGGGCATTATCCGGAACCAAAACGGCACCACCGGCCACAGCCAGCAGACACAGCCAGAAGCCCCACGTCCGAAATTCTATTCTGTCAATGACCCGGCCAGCATCAAGGAGCTTTATTCAAATGAATAACGTTTTGCCTCACTCCATAGAAACCGAAGAAAGCATCATTTCCGCCGTAATGCTGGCCGGCGCAAATGGGCAACCAGAAACGGCAACAAAGATTTTCGAGAGCATAACCCCGATTGAATTTTACAAAGCTGCACACAAGACCATAATGGAAGCTGCCCGGGATCTGCACCGGGCCGGCGATCCCATAGACCTGATTACTTTAATGGACGCATTAAAAACACGGGGTTCATTGCAAAAAGTGGGTGGCGCTGCATATTTGGCTAAGCTTTGCGACACAGCCCCTGTACCCCCCAGCGTCAGGCATTATTGTCGGACTATCCGAGAAAAAGCAAATCTGAGGCGATTAATTCAATGCTGTCAAAAAATTATGCAGACAGCTTACGAGGGTAACAATGCCGCTGAAGTAATTGACACAGCACAGGCAGACATCCTCAAAATTGAGAGCGGCGGCCAAGGGCAGGCCGTACCCATTAGCAACATTATTGATGACGCTCTATCACGATATGAGCGGCTTAGTAAGATGCAGGGGCAAATTACCGGCATACCTTCAGGATACCCGGATTTGGACCTACTGACAGCCGGCTTTCAATCATCGGATCTGATAATTTTAGCTGCCCGTCCCTCCATGGGCAAGACAGCCTTAGTTGTTAATATTGCCTCATTCCTTGGGCTGCATGACGTCCCATGCGGGATATTCTCTTTGGAGATGTCAAAGGAACAGGTCATTGACCGGATGGCCGCTATTGCAGGCCGCGTCAATTCAGTAAAATTTCGGAACGGAAGATTCCAGGATGAGGACTGGCAGGCAATCACAAACGCCTTCGGGCGACTGATGCACAAGCCGATCTATATTGACGATTCAGCAAATTCCCGTTTTGCCAGCATCCGCAAGCGAGCGCGGGCCATGGTTAAACAGGGCGTGAGTATTCTCTTTATCGACTACCTTCAGCTTATTGCAGGCAGCAATCAGACCAATAGGAACCTGGAAATATCAGAAATCACAAGAGGCTTGAAGCTCCTGGCAAAGGATCTGAATATTCCGATTGTCCTACTATCTCAGCTTTCGCGGAAGTGTGAAGAGCGCAACAACAAACGTCCGCTGTTATCGGATTTAAGAGATTCAGGAGCCATTGAACAAGATGCAGATATTGTAATGTTTCTTTTTCGGGAAGAGGTTTACGCGGCGGCAGCAGCCAATGAAAACGGAAAAACGAAAAATTCAGAACTCGATAAAATAAGAGGCCAGGCCGAATTGATTATTGCAAAACAGCGAAACGGGCCTACCGGTGCGGTTCAATTGTCATGGAATGCAGCCACCACCCGGTTTGATTCGGTTTATAATCCTAAACAGTGACAGCAGTCCTTATTTTTTAGCATGCCCTTAAGCATTAAGCAGGAGTTTAGCAGATGGCCAGCAATAAAATTGATATTATCAAGTTAAATCGATTACTTAATTCAGGCAAATCGGTTAAGGAATGCGCTAAATATTTCGGGGTCACACCCTCTGCTATCAGCCAAGCCAAGAAAGGTCTGAGTGTAGCTGTCGTGAAAAACGTAGCCCTGGAAAACGCCCATAGAGTGGTGGACAAAAACCTAAATGCAGTGGAGCAGCTCCAGAAAATTAACGGTTATGCCAATGATCTTTTGGATCTTCTAATGCGATGGAATAACGGAGACGATGAAGCCCTGCAGGTGCTTGAATCCCAGGTGGAAACAAAAAAGGTCCGCGTGGGCGATCAGGAAGAGTTCGTCCGGGAATTTAAATTTAAAGACCCCCGGGAACTGGCATTAAAAGCCATGGCGGAGATCCGGGGACAACTGAAACTTCAGCTTGAGATATTTCAAACCCTTTATGACCTGAAGGCAGTCGAGGAGTTCCAAAACGAGGTATTAACAGCCATAGGAGAGGAGAGCCCGGATGTACGGGAACGAATCATACAACGGCTACGTGAGAGACGGGCTGTTAGAGCAGTTATTAAATTCGATTGAGCAGAAGTTCCAGACGGAGCAAAACAGTTTCGGGCATTACCGGAATGACCCTATCGGCTTTGGTGAAAACGTGCTCAATGAATCCTTCACCAATGATGTCAAACGTCTGATGGAGTCTGTCCGGGACAACCCCGTGACCATTGCGCAGTCAGCCAATGCCACAGGCAAAACCCATGCGGCCGCAAGGGTTGCTGTTTGGTTTTATAAGAGCTTTCCGGGCAGCCAGGTCTATACCGCAGCCGCACCACCGGAAAACAATCTGAAGCGCTTATTGTGGGGCGAGATCGGGACCATTGTTGAAAAACATAGGGATCTTTTTGCCGGAGATCAGGTCAAGAGCTTGCAGATTTCCATAGGAGCACAAAACTTTTGTTGCGGCGTAACCATTCCTATGTCCGGCACAGATGCCCAGCGGGAGGCCAAGTTCTCAGGCAAACATGCCTCACATCTTCTGTTTATAATCGACGAGGGCGACGCAGTGCCCGACGAAGTTTACCGGGGCATTGAATCCTGCATGTCGGGCGGCCATGCCCGGTTGCTGGTCATGTTTAATCCCAGGGCAGAAGTCGGCGAAGCTTACCGCATGGCACGCGACGGCAAAGCAAACGTGGTAAAGTTGTCGGCTTTCAGTCACCCCAACGTTGTTACCGGCAAAGACGAAATTACCGGCGCTGTTACTCGGGCGACCACTGTTCGGCGCATTAACGAATGGTGCCGCCCCCTTGCTCCCGGAGAAACACCAGACGCCGAATGCTTTGAACTGCCATTCTTTCTTGAGGGGCAATTTGCAATCAGCCAGAGCGGTCAGGAGTACCCGCCCCTAAAGCCTGGCCATTATAAGGTTATAGAGCCGGCATTCAGCTATATGGTTTTGGGCGAATACCCCGCCCAGGCAGCAACTCAACTGATTTCCCGTGAATGGATTGCCCGGACCAGAAGTCGATGGGATTCCTATGTGACGCAATACGGGGAACACCCGCCCCCTGGAACCAAGGCAGTGATGGGATTGGATGTGGGCGAATTTGGCACCGATGCAAACGTAGCATGTTTTCGCTATGGGGGTTTTGTGGAAAGTCTGGTTGCGTGGAATGGAGTTGATACGGTCGCT